CTTTCTTGACGTACTTCTGGGCCTTGACTCCCTCGCCGTTGCCGATGTCGGTGAAGATGGCGTCCAGTTCCAGCCACTCCAGGACCTCAGGTGGCATCGCTGCTACCTTGACGATCTTGTCCAGGAAGCGCCCGAGTGCTTCCACCTCCCCGTTCCGGGAGAGTGCGTCCAGGCCAGTAACGACGGAAGGCGTAACCTCGCGCTCGTTGACTACAACCTTGACCAGCTTCAGGAGCCATAGGCCCATCGGGAACTGGAGATCCACGGCCAGTCGGCTGTACGCCCCACCCAGGCCGGACTCTTGCTCGGCTGCGAGTAGTCTGATCTCTTCTGCGGTAACGCGCTCAGCGTCCCGGGTAACTGCGCTGCCAAGCAGGAAGGTACGCCCCAGACGGTTGATGTAACCGAGGGAGATCTTCTCCTGCACGCCGATGGCAGAGGCCACCTCCGCGGCAGCCTGCAGCAGGACGACATCCCCCTCCAGGCCAGGGATTGCCGCACCGTTTACGGAGGAACTGAAGTCCTCTGGCCGGGTAGAGCCCCCGGGGTTGACCAGCCAGCGATACTCAGAAGCCAGCAGTGCGGCCTCGATCATCGCGCGGCTCAGGGTACTCAGTGCCTCCAGGTCCCCTTCGACTTCCCCAGCAAGGCCGATACCGTAGTCTGCCTCATCAGGTAGACTCCAGGACAGGATGCGGTAGGGGCAGTCCTGTTCATCGTAGGTCTTGTCCATATCGAGCTGGACATCCTCAACCCACTGACTGACCGTGAACTTGTTGCCAGAGCGGACGATGTCGATGAAGAACTTTACCTTGTCTCCATCCTTACGCTGTAGGGACGAGATCGCCGGCAAGTCCCTGATGTCTTCCTCAAGCTCCTCGTACAGTACCTCTTCGCAGAGGGTAGCGCGGATGACCTTACCAGAGATTGCGCGTTGGACAACATAGTGCTTGACTGAGATCGCACGCAAGTCCTCATCCTCTTCGTCCATCACCATCAGCACGTTACCGAGGACAATGAGGTGCTTGAGAATCTCGAACAGCTTGGGCCGCAGGGCCTTCTGGTCCATGCGCTTGACAGCGGCCATTTCACCCTCTACCAGGGCAGCGCGCAAGTCCGCCTCAGGTACGCCTGACTCTGCCGCCATCACCAGCATTTCTGGGGTAGGGTCCAGCCGCATGAAGGGCTTGGCCGGATTGAACAGCGTCAGCATCAGCCGGGTGCTGAGGTGATTCACACTCGTGGCACCCAGGGATTGGAAGTCCCTGGCAGCACCGTCACGGTCGGGGTCCGTGCCTGTCGGGGTGTACAGGTAGGGCAGTGTCAGTTGGGCCAGCCGCTCCCAGCGCCGCTCCAGGTCTGCCCTTAGACTCTTGCGGGTAGACCAAAACTCTGATGGTCGTTGCTTCACAGTGCGGAGCCTCCAGACGAGAAGAAGGATTGTCGGCGGCGCTCACGAGAAGCCCTGGTGAATGCTTCATCACGGCTCAGCGAAAGCTCGGGGCCCTCCGCGGCCAGGGCCTGCTTACGGGCCTGCTTCTCGGAAGCCTGAGCCAGAGCATCTCGCTCGAATGCCAACAGGCGGGCATTGTTCGCGGCCTCGCTCTCAGCGAGCAGGGCCTGGGCCTGCCGGTCGGCATCTGCCGCCAGCCTGCGGGCCTCTGCGTCAGCTGCCTTACGGGCAGCCTTCTTGGCGCTTCGTCCCTGGAATGCCTGGAGTCCGAGGCTGGCAGCACCCAAGAGTAGCAGTGGGTCCATTAGTCCTCCTCAGTAACGGTTGATGGCTTTGGCCGAGTGTCGGGTATCGACCGTAATGACCTTGGTAGGCGCAGCAGGGAGTGAGGCGTACATGGCACTACCCGGTACGACTGTCAAGGGGCCAGGGCTACCATCGGGCTGCTGCTGTCGCCACTGGAATGACATAGCGTACCCAGGGGGCGCGCTGTTGACGTATTCGAGCCAGACACTGTAGTTCACACCAGCCTGCATGTCGAGCCACCCTGTGCCACGTATACCGGCAGGTGCTCCGTATGCACTAATGGCAAGTTGGCCTTGGAACCACAGGTTGCTTCCATCGTCGGACTCAACCACGAGCTGCCACTTACCGGAGGTAGGTACCCGGATGAAGCCTGTCCACCGGGCAGAGAAGAACCCGCTTGAACTATCGACTGCGGGTCGAACCGCGGGGTCCCCCCATCTTCCAAAGAATGCGGGGACTTCCTTGACTGCCAGCACCGGCAGGCCCACACAGTCCAGGTTGTTGTAGTACCGGGCGTACAGTCCCCCAACGTCCGGAACTGCCGGAGCACCTGGGGCGGAGTCCGCGACAACGCTGGCCCCTACCACAGCAAAGGTAGTGCATAGCGCAGTACCACTGTAGAACGAGCCACCCTGAGACAAAGACACAAGCCTGCCTATGTTGGGGTATGCCCGCTGTAGGCTATGGAACTTGACACTGGTACTGACCAGGGAGCCAGTCCCTAACACTGCCCCAGTGGTTGCCGAGCGGTATTGCACCAGTGTAGGGGTTATGCTAGTCGTGTAATCCCCACCCTGCTGTGCGTCGATCAAAGCAATGGTCGGATCAGAGACGGTTAGGTTCACCTCAACAATAACCCTCATACCTTGGAAGTACCCAGGGGTTGTCGTATTGGCGAACGCAATACCATTCAATGTCAAGTTAACAGGCATAGATTACCCCACAGTAAAGCCCTGCCTGAGTTTCAGTAGCACATATTGGATACCCAATAGGTATCCTACATGGTGCTCTGATGCAGTAGGTTGTGCTACAGGCCCTGGTAGTTGTCTCTCTAGGGCAGCATACTGGTCATGAGATAGTCTCATAACCTCTTTGATATTCGTAGGTGTACTCATTGGAGTCTCCTTAGTTATCTCTCTTAGGATATATCTCTAGGATATCTCCTTAGTTATATATCCCGAGATATCTACCATAGGGTATATCTCCTATGGTATATCCTATGGGTTACCCTGGGGCTCTCCTATGGGCTCCCTGGGGCTCCCCCTATGAGCTACTATAGGGACCAGGATATATAAGTTATCCCTAGGATATCTCCTTAGCTACTATAGGGACCAGATCAAGAAAAGAAGAATTTGGATCTAAGAACTTCAGATAGGTCGAGAGTACCTTTTTCTGGTTTACCCGGCACAGTAGGCGCTTGGCGGGCTATATCTTCGATAGGGTCATTCTGTTCATACATCAATACGAACTCTTCTCGGATGATGTCGTACAGTCTCCCAGCGTTAGCCGCATGGGTTCCGTAGTCATCATGGATCATGGCGAGATCCATGATACCTTCCTTGACTGCTCTCGCTGAGACAAGGTGTAGGTGTGAAGCATCCATGCTGTGAACGAAGTTCGGGGCGAAACTCTGGGAGTGCCTACGTATGTCCGTGTCATCAGTCTCGCTTACAACCCGAATGCGGGCAGCGCCATGGAGCAGAGTCCGGATACGGTGGACCTGCATTTCAAAGTACGCCTGCGAAGCAGGGAACCCACTTGGGGTAGTCCATGCCAGGAAGGGATCAGGATTCGTCTTGGCTTGGTCGGCTAGTTGATTCCCGACTTTCTTGAGCCAGTCCATGGCCTCTCGTGCCTTGACCACCACGTCACCGATAGCGGCCCACACAGCAGTCATGACGATCTCTGCCGCCCTGGGCCACTCCTTGCGGGGGAACTCCGGGGCTGCGCCTGTGGCAAGGTAGTCGCTGACGACGTACTTGACCGCGCTACGATAGGTTACCCCGTAGGGTGTGGTCATCACAGCCCGCTTGACCAGCCCGCGCTCGATGCCACGTTTGATCCACAGGTCCAGTAGGTCCGTGCGTTCTGTGACAACTGACGGCAGCCGTGCTGTTGCTGCCCTGGCGACCTCCATGTAGATGTCCTGCATGGTGTCGTTGTCGGTTAGGTTGGTGGCGCGCCCACCCACCTCGTCCCGCAGCATAGCCGAGAAGTTCTGCAGTCCGTTGCACGACCCGTCCATGCTGATGGGGATGCGGGAGAGGAACCCGCTAGGGTCCTGCCGCCATGCTCGGAACTCCAGCAGCCACGCCAGGAACTGCAGAGGCTTGTCAGCCTGCAGCCACTCCCGGTTGCTCACCGGGTCCTCTGCCATGTTGGTGAGCTGGGGCAGCCTTTCCCTGACCCACTGCTCGCGCTCCTCCAGGGTAGCCTTGTCGTAGCCCCACTTGTTGGCCCCTTGGATCAGGAACCATGAGATCGCGCTGTCTGTGTTGAGGGGCATCCCACGGGCGAACTCCAGGAGGGACTTCTGCAGGTCGCTACCTTGGGGGCTCATGCCGTAGGTCATCGGGTACAGCCGCCCGCGGGAGTCCGCGAAGTACACGAAGTACAGCTCAGGATAGTCCTTGAACGTCACGGCCTGCCGGGTGGCTGTGTAGAATCTCCCGTACTTCCCGGTGTGTAGCTTGCGGGCCTCGTACCACTCCACCATCGCCATCTTCCAGGTCTTGAGCTGCGCCTGTTGATCGGGCGTCATGGTCCCGGGCTCCACGGAATCCATCCACGGCAGCCGCTCCGGCTTCTGGGGCGGCGTCGGAGCCGTCACCTCGCCCGCGTATAGCCCTTTGGAGGCGAGTTCTTGGACCACCTGGAGCACACCCCTATTGACACGCCATGCGGTGCCTTGTAGGGCGTTTACGGCGCTCAGGAAAACGGGCGGGCTGTGCTTCAAAACCCAAGGCCGCGCCGTGGCACTGGTCTTGACCAGGGTGCGATGGATTCGGCGCATGTCGGGGGTGTGGAATCCGCCGCCTACCATGGCGGTCCAGGGGATGGGAACCTCGACACAAGGCCCGTAGCTTGGTAGCGTCTCAGCCATGTAGCCCCGCACCTCGTCCAGAATCCGGAGGGCCTCGTCGGTCAGGTGCACGTCCCGGTACTCCCGCTTGTGCGTGTGGGGATCGCACATGATGGGGCCTAGGTCGATCATCCCGATCTCCACCAGGAGGTGGATCATGTAGAGGCCCACTTGATCCCTGCTACCTATGGACCACTCCCCGATCTCCATGCCAGCCTTCTGGGCTTGCATCCTGAAGACCGTGAGGCGGTGACGCTCGTCTTGACTCATGCGACGAGAGAAGTCCCGAGCAAGCGTATGGTACAGGTCAGGTAGCTCGTCCTTGATCTGGGCTAGGACAAGCTCCCGGTGGATGGTGCGCCCAATGCTGTAGCCCAACTGGCGATGATGCTGTGGGCTCGCAAGGCAGGAATTCAGAACGTGGCGCACAGTGAGGAAGGCCACGGAGTCTATCTCTAGTTCCATCAGCAGCTTGGCGTGCGCCTTGTAGGGGCCTGCTCGTTCTGCTGTCAGGTCCGCGCGGATGGCTGCGGCCAGTGGTAGGACGTACTGCCGGAAGACCCGCTGAGCATAGGGTGCCGTGGCGGCGCGGCCCTTCTCCTCTGCGGTCTGGATCATTGCCAGGATGCGGTCCCGGCCCTGCTCTCGCATCTGCTGCTCGATCTGGACCTGGGTGAGTAGCGTCATCGGTTCTTGCACCTCTTACGTTCACGCGCCGCCCGGCGCTGGGTTGACTTGTGCAGCGCAGCCTGATCGACTTCGCCTTCCCTGACAAGCATGCCCAGGAGTGCGAGTACGTCGCCGGACTCCTTGCGGAGGTCCCGGCGTGTCTTCGCTGAGCGGTGGGTACGGTGCTTGAGCGCCGCTACCACCAGCTCCCCGGCCTCCTCAGCCAGCTTGGTGAGGAGGTAGTCCATCATGCGTCAGGCTCCGTCTTGTCAAACCGCACGCCCTTGAAGCGAGGCTCCCGGAGGGCGCCCGCGTCCGTCAGGCCCATCGCCTCGATCTCTACGATCTTGCCGATGATGTCCAGATGGTCGCCAAGCAGCTCGGCTACCGGCCAGTAGGCGATGCGGTCGCCATCTGTGAAACCAGTGCCCACCCTGGTCTGCACGCCGCGGTACTCCACCGTGACCGAGCCCAGGCGCCCAGCATGCTTGCCCAGGCCCCCCTCGATCCCGACCACCCGGAGGTCCAGTGTCAGGCTGGGCTTGACCTTGACGATCTCGCCGTTCCTGGCGAGGCCCCGCTGGTAGCCGGCGTGTGGATCACGCAGGATCAGGCCGTCGTAGCCGCCGCGCTTGACGTAGGCACGGGCATCGGACATGATCGTGGCCCTGTCAGCCCTGCTCAGGACGGCACCATGAACCACCTGCACAGGCTCACGGCTGCGCCCGGCTACAACGGTGGCGTACAGGTCTGCGTATCGCGCGCTGTACTGGCACTTGGTGTCCGCCGCCATACCGTCCGCTGCCATGGGCAGAAGGTCGTTCGCCATGAAGATCAGATGGGGCGCTGGCTTGTGCCGCCGGAAGTCCCCGGAGATCGTGCGTTGTGGTAGCTCGGGGTGCCACACTTCACCAAGAACCACCGCACCGTACCAGCCCTCGCCGCGAACGTACATAAGGGCGGCCCACAGGGACTGGATGATGTGCTGGCATTGGAGAGTGTAGTCCTCACCAGTGCGGCTCAGCATGCGGCTTTGCATCAGCTCCTCACGGATGCAGGCCATACCAAAGATCCCATCGTACTTGGGCTGGACAATCCACCCTGCCTTATGCAGGGCGTCCTCGTCCTTGTACTGCTTGCGGAAGGCAGCCGAGGTCTTATCGAACTCGACCGCCTTCAGGATCAACTCACCGGCCATGATTGAAGCTCCAGTGTGTGGCGTTCAGCTTGAGGCAGGCATCGCACACCTCGCGCATCTGGGAGTGGAGCATGTTGGGCTTCAGCTTCTCTGCCAACAGGGCGTACAGGTCTGCCTTGCGCTCGTCGTGAAAGTCCCGCTCCGTGAGGTACTTGTCGATGACCGTGTGGATGCCCTCCTCGAAGTCCGCACCGGCGACACGTAGACCCTCGGCATGAATGAGGAGGGAGAGGGTCAATGCCTGGGGATGCTCACCGTTTCTCATTGGCCTCCTCAATGAGGGCCAGCTCCAGGCGGGCCAGCGCGTTCCAGGCGGCGTGCGCCGCGTGCTTCAGCTTGCTGTCCGGATCGTTGGCCTCACCCTCGGCTTCCTTGAGAAGGTGGCGGAACATGGCGTCCGTGTAGCGGGCCTGTCCGTTGGGGACCGAGAGCCACCCGTTGTCGGTGTACTTGGCGGCCCCGAAGGTGCCAACCTTGCCGACCTCCTGGAGGGCTCGAGTGAATCCCCCTAGTACGAGGCCCAGGCGGTTCTTGCCGGCGTCCAGCTTGGCGCCGGGTGCGTGGGCATCACGGCCCGTGGGGTCCTGTTCTTGCGTCATGGTCTCGTCCTTGATGTAGATGGTGCGGTTTTTCAGGCACTGGAGAGGCGTGCACACGCCCTCCTCGTCACCGTGCGCAATGATCGCGCAACCGAAACAAGACCTCTCCTTGATCTCCGGTACAGGCTTGTACATCAGTTCACCAGCAGCAGCTTGCGCCGCTCCGTGCTCGTGGTAGTGAAGCGCCCTCGAGACCACCCGCCGCAATCGTGGCACTGGAAGCGTGGGTAGGTGTTGACCTGGGTATGCCACTCCCCTTCACGGTGGATGTCATGGCTCCCGCACTTCGGGCATTGTACCACCTCACCGGCCTCGTTGTAGACAGCGAGGTTCGGATGCCCGACGATCCACGGGCGCAGCCGAAGGTACAGCTCCTCCGTGGAAACCACGTCGGGGATGTTGTACTTCTTCATTTCCGCCCAGGCCGCTGGGTTGTCTGCAAGGCACTGCACCCAAAGCTCGAAGCCAGGGAACTTGGTGTGCTTGGACTTCTCGGTCTCGGTCAAGTGCTTGGACAGCCACTCCAGGCGGTTCGATGTGAACATCGCCACCTTCTGGGCCTCGACCTTGGTGTCCACCACCTTGATCGGCGAGTACGGGCTGAAGCCATGCTGGATCAGACGGGCGTTGATCTTGCGCACGTCGAACCGCTTGCCGTTCTGGGCCACCACGATGTCCGCCTCGTGCAACTCATGCCACAGAGCCTGAATCAGGTGGTAGTCATCGCGTACCTTGCTGGCGCCCCGCCCGCCGGCGTCCATGTAACGGACCCGCTTTCGGCCGAGGTCCTTGGCGGCGAACGATAGGATGGACCACTCGGTCTTGATCTGCGGCACGCCCACGTTGACGTTCCACAGGCCCCAGGTGTAGGACTCCAGCGGGCTGGTCTCGATGTCGATGGTCTTGATCTTGGGTTGGGTCACTTGACGAGAACCTCGCTGAAGTTGTTTTCGATGTACACCGAGACGCCGACCAACTTGACCCGGATGTTGGTCAAGTTCAGCTTACTCAGGATGTCCTCGGCAAGGTCCCTGACGTTCATCCTCTGATGAACGGTCTCCATGTCCGGGTCCTGGATGACCACGTTCCTCCCGGGTTTACTGTAGCTTTCCCCGATGGCCAGCAGGATGGCCCCAGTTGTCTTGCCGACCGCGCGCTCGGTGGAGGACGAGAGCGGCTGACCATAACGGAGGGCCTGCTCCATCACGCCACGGTTGACTCGGATCATGTGGTCTCCTTGGTAGCCCGGCGCTTGCGCGCCTTGGCGTTGCGGACGAGTCGCTTCTCGTCGTCCGTCTTGTGGGTCGGATGCAGAAGCCCAGTGCGGTTCTCGCGGTGGGTGCTCAGGTAGGCCGAGGCGCCACCCAGGAATGCCGGGAGGCTCTTGACTCCGTACCTCTTGTGGTTGTTCTCGACCTTGCCCAGAAGAGAGTTACATCCCCTATGGAGCACACCCCGGATAGCTCCGGTGTCGTGGTCATGATCGAGCACAGCCTCGTCCGAAGTACAGGGTAGCTTGCATAGGTTGCACTTCCCGCCCTGCTGGGCCAGAAGGCTTTCCCGTACATCGGCTACCTCAGAGAACTTCAGCTTGCGGGGCAAGGTGGACATACCGTATCCCTCAGTTTGTTCAGCTCGTCCGCCGCCGCCACTCTCTCGGCGATCTCCTGGAATGCAGGACATCCGAGCCATCCCTGCAAAGGATGACCCTCGCGGAACACGTCCACCCATGTGGAGCCCGCATCCCGGCGCATCCATAGGAGGACTGCCTGCTCAGCCATGGCGGTAGCCGCGTTGTCGTTGAAGGTGTTTCGGTACAGGCCGAACACAACGGCCCGTACCTCGGCCTCGTCTTTGCAGTCCTCCAGGAACTTCGCCGCGGTCACGGGACCCACGGGCTTAAACGCGCCCTTCTCGTTGAAGTAGCCCGGGAGGCCCGGCACGTTGTCCGCTGTGTCCCCCTGTAGCATCTGCAACCAGAACCACTTGCGGCCGAAGACCTTGCCGTGGGCCTCGATTGCCCATGCGTCCTCGGGTACCCAGACGTAGTTGAAGTCCCGCCAGGACAGGTGGTGCCCGGGGACCATCTGCATGTCCTTGTCCTCGGTAAGGATCACCACGTTGTCCCACCCGAGGGACTTACCGGCGCGGCCGAACAAGTCGTCCGCCTCGGCCGTGAACGTGCGGACAATGGGGTACGGTAGCTTGCTGTTCTCCAGCAGGCTCCGAAGGTACGCCCAGTTCTTGGGCCGCCTGCCGCTGCTGCGCTGCCCTTGGTAAGGCTTGCCGGTAGCGATGGCGAAGCGGTGCCCCTTGTGGCTACCGGGCATTGTGAGGAGAATGCACGCCTTCTCGCAGCGCCCAGCCCGCATACCCTGCTCGATCTTCTGCAGGATGTTAATGCGGGCTTGGCCTGGGTCGGTGTCGTCGCTACCGGCACAGGAGTACGCCAGCCCATCACCATCCACCAGCAGCATCCGCCCGGGGACGGGCGGGAGGCTGGCGTTGGCGAGCTGGCTGGACTCCTCCACCTTACGGATAGAGTCCTGAAGGTCCATCAGAAGGGGGTGTCGTCGTCCAGGGCGGCCAGGGCGTCCGGCTTGCGGCCCTTCGGGGGCACTGCGCTGGCGGCCTTCTCCGGCGCAGGCCGTGCCGGGGTCTCCGGGGTCAGGTCCAGGTTCAGCGGCTGGGCCCCGCTCACAAGCTGGGCCGGGGAGCCCGCGAAGTTGATGGCCGCCCGAATCTCGTTCTGATAGCGGTTCTTGGACTTGGCCGGCATGGTGATGTTCCCTTGGGCATCCTTGCGGGCTTCCCACTCACCGTCGATGAAGATGCTGTCCCACATGGCCTTGTCCGCCAGGGCCCAGACAAAGCAGCGGATGGGGGTCTTGGCGGGGGCCACCGGCAGGGGCCTGATGTCGCCAGTCTCCGGGTCGTCGTACAAGGCGGGGGCGATGGTGAACGAGCCCGCCTTCTTGTCGTACAGTTCGACGTAGATAACGTCCTTCCCGTTACGCTTGCCGGGCTTGTGGATGATCTCCCCCTTGTACGCCTTGCCGAGCAGGCCGACGAAGTGCTTTGCGGAGCCCTCGTGGTTCATCCTGTTGAACAGCTTGTAGTAGTGGGCCTTCTCGCTCTGGCTCACGTTCAGGTCGAACGTGATGAGGTGCGGGAGTTCCTTCCCATCCTGGGTCTTGACGGGCGGATGGCGGGGGCCACTGACCTCGAAGGTCAGGTACGCGGTGTTCACTTTCTTGGGCTTGCCCTGGTACTCGTCCATGTGCTCGCCGGTCTCGATGTAACCGACGAACCGCAGGCGGCACGTGCCAGCCGCAGGCACCTCCCGCTCAAAGTCCCCGCCGCTCTTGGCCTGCGACAGGTCCACGCCCTTGGCGCCCAGGTCTGCGTCCAGCTTGCTGAAATCGAAAGTCATGCGTTCTCCTTAGTGAGCAAAGCTCGGTGTGTAGCCACCCATCTGCAGGCGGCGGATGTCCTGCCGCAACTCGGCGGCGCGTGCCCGCACTCCGGGGATGGGTTCTTCTTCCATCATCGAGCGACCCCAGGTAGTGTCGCTCGGTACAGGAACTGGGATGGGCCAATCGAAGCGCCACTCCATGTAGTCAGAGGCGGCTTCCATGCTGGCGTGCAACAGGGCGGCGGCCTCGAAGGCAACCTCCGCAGCAGCGTCTGCATATTGGGCGTCATGAACTTGGTTCACCAGGAGAGCCCGGTGATCGAAGTTCTTGCGGCGGTAGAACTCACGGGTGGCAATGTAGTCCGCAGCCTTGGCCCACTCACCACCCTCCCCTTGGACCACGTAGTTCTTGATCTCGGTCGGGCTGAAGTTCTGGAACTCGCCACGCTTGACCGCGAACTCCGGGGCCGGGTGCTCGGTGTACAGGTAGAGCTTGTTGTCAGGCGTCCTGTACACACCCTCGCCGATATGGCACATCAGGCCACGCACCTCGGGGTGCGGGATGACACGACCAGTGGGCTTGCGGGTGGATTTGATGGCGGCCGTCAGCTTGACGTAGAACTCGGAAATCTCCGGGTACATCAGGTCCTCAGCCTCGATCAGCGCGATCACGTCCTCGATAGCCATGCCCGTCGAGGCTGCGATCTTGGGCGCGCCTGCGCCGTATGCCCGCTGGAAGCTGAACTGCTTGGCGCCCGTCCGCTTGTAGTCCCACGCCGGATCAGGCGGTACCTTGGTGCCGTCCTCCAGTGTGTACCCCTTGCAGCGCCTGAAGCACTCCTCGTAGCTGATGCCTTCCTTGGCGGCCAGTCGCTTGACGTGCATGTCCAGGCCCGCTTTCAAGTCCTCAATGAGTTGCTTGCACTGGGTCAGGATGGCCTGGATGTAGACCTCGAGAGAGGAGAAGTCCGACTGGATGATCTTCCCATCACTGCCGAACCTGGACACGAAGACGGACTTAACCTTCGAGTTGTTTCCCTTCGGAACGTTTTGTCTGTAATTCAACGGGGTGCGTTAGGCCCCGCCCGCCCTTACGGGCTGCTGCATGTTCCCATGCAGAGTAGACTATATCATAGCAGCCTTGGCTGCTCTCCGCGCTTCCAGCCACTTGGCTGTACTCTCTTTCGAGATAGTCGTTGCGCCTAGCCACGAGTGCAATGCTGCATGCTCGCCCATAGTAAGCATTACGAGATTATCAATGCAGTTGTTATGTGGGTTCTCGTCACAGTGGTGTACGCACCACCCGGCCGGTATCTCGGTGATACCAAGATGACCGCACATAACTATATGATGCACAAAGACGTGCTTACTGCCCTTACGCCCAGTATACCAGTCAGGCTTGAGCACCATTAGGTAACCCTTACCATCCGCAACTTGCCCGACATAGTTGTGATGCTGCTCCCGCAGCTTGTTGTACATCGGGTTTAGGTCAGCCATCTTGGACAGGCGGTAGCTGTTACGTTTGCGCTGCTGTCTGTGCTGTTTGCTGTAGTTGCGGGCGACGTAGCCCCATACCACCTTGTATGTGGTACCAGTGCGTGCCGCTATCTGTTCTAGCGTTAGCTCGGTGTTCTCGTAGTAATGCTTTATGTCCATCTTGTCCCTCTTTGGGAGATATGGTGGCTTTGGTTCAGGATTGCCCGGCCTGGGGTTCCCCTGAGTTCACGGAGTTTTAGAACCCCCAAAAATTAAAGGTTCGGATCACTTGAACTGACTCGCCCGGTGACAGTGGATGTCTGGTTGATCTTGTGATGGATGATCCCATCGGGGCCCACCAGGGAGAGCATCCCCTTCTGTCGCCCCTGGGCGTCCGTGGCGATGTAGTACGTGCCCAGGTCCTTCGTCAGCTTGGTAAGCCGAGCAAGGTCCTTCAGGAAGGGCACGTTGTGCAGGACACCAAGCTCCTCGATCACCTCGTCGGTGACGGAGTACACACCTGGGTCGCTCGTCTCCCACTTCTTCTGCGGCGGGGCGAACCCATTGAAGAGGTAGTAGTCCTCGCCCATGCGGGACTTGGGCTTGTCGTAGTCCGGGACGCTGACGTTCTTGGTTTTGTAGAGGCCCGCATTCTTGCCGCTGGTGAACTTGGCATAGGCCGCGTCCCCACCTTCGGTATGCAGGTTCGGCGGCTTCGGGGTAGTGGACCCGTCCTTGAGAACGTAGTGCCTCTCGGTCTTGCTGGCGTAGGCCCGGTAGCCCAGGAGGAAGTCATCGGCGCTGGCGAAGTCCTCTTCGAAGAGATACTCACCGGCCGCGGTGCTACCGTAGGGCCTTTCGAGCAGGTACTCCCGCTTGGGGTACCTCAGCTTGCCGCCGAAGATGAGGGCGGACTTGTGGAATCGGGAGGCCCAGTTGAAGTCCAGCGGGAGGTCGGCCGGCAGGTAGGTCGCCAGCTTGACCGTCAGGTCAGCGATCTCGGCCCGCAGTTCCTCAGCCTGGGCGCACCCCTGTTCCACATCCGCGAACATGCCGTTGCGCTCTTTCTCCGTGGTGGAGATAATGGCGCCCATGTTGAGCATGATGGAGTTCACTTGATCAACATCCCGGGCCCGCTGAAGCTGTCCGAGGAACACAGTCTCGGTGTTCTCGATGTCCCCCTTGCAGATGTGACCGTGCTCGTCGGCCCCTCCGCACAGGTAGCGAGTCAGAAGCTCGGGCTCGATCTCATCGGTCTGCACGCCGGAGGCCCATAGGACCTTCACCTCGTCCACCTTGGTTTCGCCACCGTAGCGGGGTGCCACCTCGTCCAGGCTCAGCATGTGGTCCCGCTGGCTCATGCCATTGAGGAGGTACTCCGCAAGCTGGCAGTCCCACACCATGCCCCCGCGGGCCACGAAGCCCATCCATGCTTCGAGGTTCTGCTTGTCGGCATAGATGGCGTGCAGTAGATCGAACTTGATGTTGAAGCCCACCAGCAGGGTGATACCCTGGAGGAGCTTCACGAACCAGCCCGCAGGGGGCCGCTCGCTGCCGAAGCGTTCTTCGGTGACGGAAGCCTCGTCGTAGCGCTTCCAGGCGTGGGTGACTACCCAGTTCCGAGGATCGAAAGCGCTTGCCTTGCGCTTCATCAGTTCGTAGGTAGTTGTCTCCACGTCCCAGACGCGGTATCTTGGAAGTGCGTGTGTCAATCGTACTCCACGAAGGTGAGTTGTTCGGGACTCAGAATCTCGTAGTACCTGAGCAGGAATGCGTCAGCCGCCGCTGGCCCCTGACAGTCTTGGAGAGCCTCCCGGGCCCTAGGCCGGCGCTTGGCCCAGTAGGTGTGCTTCCGGTATTCCTGCTCAAAGTAGAAGCCATGAGGATGCGGGGCCACCTGGGGTGCCGTATGGTACATGGTCTCAAGGCGGAGGGTGAAGGAGTCCGCCGCGTGAATCGACGCACTGGCATCCACCCAGGCGTCCTGCGTCACCCCGTTCTGCTCCATTGCGCACAGACGGGCTTCCTCAGCGAGGCGCCTGTACTTGGCGCCCACCAACTGCTTGGCCGGGCTGCTGATGTCCCCGTAGTAGGCTTCCTCGGCGTCGTGCAGGAGGGCCGCCAGAGCATGCACTGGTGGCACATAGCGGCTCACCAGGATGCTATGGTAGGCCACGTTCACGGGTACCTCAGCGGCGCCCGTGAAGCGGTTGATGTGGGCTAGGTGCCACGCGATCTCCTCGATGGGATACTCCTGCTCTCGCGGCTTGGCGAGATCGAAGTACCGCCCGAGCACGGTCTTGATGACGGTCATTCGATCTCCAGAGCGGCGATGTCCCGCCAGTTGCCAGCCGAACCCAACGAGGGGCCCCCAGTGGCGAAGCTCGGGTAATGGATGAGGCCGCTTCTGGGCTGCACGCTGATTGCCGTGATGATGTCCTCCAGGTTACGGTACACCCCGGTGACGAACTTGTACATCACGTCCCAGCGGGCGCTGCCAGAGACTTCATCCAGCAGGATGTACACAGGCTTGCCCTGACCCACCATGTAGCCCGCTTCCAGGTGCGCCGAGCGCCCCGCAGGCAGGACCAGGACGGCCGCATCGGCGGTGTCCAGGTGGAGCTTGTCGAAACGGAAGACATGCTCAGCAGCGTACCCCTTGAGGGCTTCCTCGTAGGTGCGTCCGCGGGCCTCTTCGTATGCCTTCCACTTGTCGTCCGCCTCGGGGCCGGCGGCGAGCCAGTCATCGAAGACCTCGACACCCAGGCGCTGCCGCAGGGTACCTGCCACGGTGGCTACATTGGGGTTCCGCAGGGAACCGATGACGTAGACCTTGTTGATGCTCACTTGCTCTCCTTCGCCCACAGGCGGATGACTTCGTCAAGGCTATGCAGGACCAGCCCTTCGGGTAGCTCCTTTGGCAGGTAGATTCCCACCTCAGTCTTCAGTCGGATATGGTCTTCGTTGAT